AACAGAAACCATCATAAGTGACGGAGCATTGACTGGATACGGAGCAAATACATTAACTTTAGATTTTGGAACTGCTATTTATGCAAAAACTCCAATAGTTAATTTTACTAATTCAATTTCAGCCGCTAGTGCAATATACACAAGTTTTGGAAAATTTACTTCTTTATCATCAACTAGCATATCTGCAAAAGATGTATTTACAAATAGTTTATCTACTGTATCATTAACTTCTAATACAGTAATATCAACTAGTTTAACATCGAGAACTTTATCAAGTGACAGTATAATTTCAAATGGTTTATCTAGTAAAAATTTATCAGCAACAGATGTTATTGTAACAAACAACGTAACAATTAGTGGAAATTGTTTGATATACGGAAATTTATCAGCACTGGGAGATTTAACAGAGATTGAAACTATTTTACATTCTTCTAGTGCTTTTGAAATAACAAATACAGATATATCAAGACCAGCATTGAAGATAACACAAGAAGGAACTGGTGATATATTAGTACTAAATTACACGACAGTTCCTGATTATTTAAAAATTGATGCAGAAAAATTAACTTTAAATGGAAAAATATCAGGATTGTCTGGTGTATATTCTCCAAACATAAACACAATAACAAACACAGCAAATTCGGTATTTTCTACAGTTTCTAGTAATTCCGCTAATTGGCAAAATACATTTTCTACAGTAAGTTCAAACAGTGCTAAATGGGAATCTGTTTATTCTGGTGTTTCTAGTAATTCAGCTAACTGGAACAATACATACTCTACAGTTTCTAGTAATTCGGGAAAATGGGAATCTGTATATTCTACTGTTTCTAGCAATTCAGCTAATTGGCAAAATACATACAACACAGTTTCGGGAACATCTGCTAATTGGGAAAATACATATAACGCAGTTTCTAGTAATTCTGCTAACTGGCAAAATACTTATTCATCGGTAAGCTCTAATTCTGCTAATTGGGGAAGTACGTACAACACGGTTTCTGGGACATCCGCTAATTGGTCTTCTGTTTATTCTACCGTAAGTTCTAATAGTGCTAATTGGGAATCTACTAAAACCACAGTAAATTCTAATAGTGCTAATTGGTTAAGCGGAAGCGATACATTAAGTTTCGTAGCTAGTTCTGTTCGATCTGACACTCTATCGGCAAACGTTCTATCAGCAAACATCATTCGTGTATATCAAGCAATTCATGTTTCGGTTTCTGCTGCAACCGTGGCACCGGGAACAACCACAACAATGACAATTAATTCTCCTTCTTATTATTTCGTTACCGTATCAAGTAATGGAACTGCTGATTTTAATTTACCAGTAACAAACGGAAATAATAGAGGAATGTTATTCTATATTAAAAATGTAAGTCCTGTTAACAATCAAATTGTGCATGTGAATAATTCCGCTGGAACTCTATTGACCAATGGCACATTGAATGGCGGAAATAGTCATCATATAGAAGTTGTTTGGGACGGAACTACTTGGCAACAGATTTCACTTGCTTAATTTATGTTTATTAAAAATGGTAGTTACAAAAAACATACACATATTATTTCATATGTGCCTCCTACCATTATTACGCAGCCAGTTGGCGGAACGAAAAACGTAGGAAGTAGTCACAAATTTACAATATTAGCAAAAGGAAGCAGACCATTAACATATCAATGGTATAAAAATTCTACTATTATAGTAGGCGAAACTTCCAAAGAATTTTATTTAACAAATTTACAAGTATCAGATGATGCTAATTATTATTGCGAAGTTCGTAATAATGGTTATTTAATTACAAGCAACACTGTTAAATTAACTGTTTTGGTTGATATTAGTTTCATAACACAACCAACATCTCTACAAGTTAATCCTAATTCTAATGTATCATTCACCGCATCAGCAGTAGGAACTCCTCCCATATCATACAAATGGTATAAAAATTCCGTAATATATACCGGCACTACTCATACGATTTTTATTAATAATGTAACTAAAAACGAAGAAGGTAGTTATTTTGTAGTTGCTTCTAACTTATTAACATCAATAACAAGTAATACAGCAACATTATCTGTTAATGAAATAATAGTAATAAAAGATCAACCAGATGATACTAGTTTAAATGTTGGTGATAATTTAACACTATCGTTAAGTTGCGCGGGGACCTTTCCAATTAGTGCTCAATGGCGTAAAAACAACACAAATTATGGATCATTGAGTGTTACAAATACTGGAGATGTAGAGCTAGAAATCACAAATGTTCAATACACAGACGAAGGAAATTACGATTGTGTATTATCAAACCTAGTAGGATCAGTAACAAGTAATAAAGCAATTTTTTATATAAATAAACCACCTGTATTTACATTAAATCCATCAGATGGGACTGGATATACAGGACAATCATTTACATTTACTTCAAATGCTACTGGAACAAATCCAATTTCTTATCAATGGATAAAAGAAGATTTCGGAAACGTAAATGGAGCTACATTAAAAAATTATACATTAGATAATATAACATTTAGTAATTCAGGAAAATATGCTTGTGTTGCTTCTAATTTATACGGAACTGTAACTAGTACCTTTGCTAGTTTATCAGTTGAAAATGCAATATTAATAACTCCAATTAATAATAAAATTGGTGCGGGTTATTATCATTCTTTAGCTATTGGAACAAATGGAATTTTGTCATCGTGGGGATTAAATTATAGTGGTCAGTTAGGAAATGGAACTACAACAAATAGATCCACACCAGTTAAAATTAATATACCAGCTATTAGTTCAATATATGCTGGTGGATATAATTCATTAATTATTGGAACTGATAAAGGATTGTCTGGATTTGGTGATAATAGTTATGGTCAATTAGGAAATGGAACAACTTTAAGTGCATCTAGTCCAATTAAAATTAATTTACCACCAGTTGCTATAGTTGCTGCTGATATTAGTCATTCTTTAGCAGTTGGAATAGATGGAGGATTATCAGCATGGGGATATAATAATAATGGTCAATTAGGAAATGGAACAACTTTAAGTGCATCTAGTCCAATTAAAATTAATTTACCACCAGTTTCTATGGTTGCTACTGGTAGTAATTATTCTTTAGCAGTTGGAATAGATGGAGGATTATCAGCATGGGGCAATAATAGTTATGGTCAATTAGGAAATGGAACAACTTTAAGTGCATCTAGTCCAATTAAAATTAATTTATCTCCAATTACTATGGTTGCTGCTGGTTTTAGGCATTCTTTAGTAGTTGGAACTGACGGAGGTTTGTCAGCATGGGGACGAAATAATACGGGACAATTAGGAGATGGTACTACAACAGATAGATTAACTCCGGTTAAAATTAGTTTACCTCCGGTTTATTTAGTCGCTGCTGGTAGTAATCATTCTCTAGCAGTTGGAATAGATGGAGGATTATCAGCATGGGGAAGTAATCAATTTGGTCAATTAGGTGATGGAACAACAACAAATAGATCCACCCCAGTTAAGATTAATTTGCCATCTATTAGTGGAATTGATGCTGGTTGGCAACATTCTTTAGCATTAGGAAAAAATGGTACGTTGTCAGCATGGGGATTAAATACTAATGGTCAATTAGGAGATGGTACAACAACAAATAGATTCACACCAGTTAAGATTAACTTACCACCAATTCTATAATTTTTTAGAACTCCCCGCCATCTAATGTATCTTTTTGGAAACGAATATAGTTTTCGCTTTCGATAAAATCTTCGATCATTTGAATATCTTCTGCGATATTTGAATCAATAATTGTATTTAAAGTTTCTGCGGTTAATTCAATCTCAGTAATTGGTAATTCAAATGTATGCGAAGGAGTTAATGGAATAATAATATTATTATTATCTGTTGATAAATCATATGTACCATACATGTCTGTGTCATTCACATTCATGTTAAATACAAATGTCTTGCTTTCTTCGTCTACTGAACCTTCGTAAGATTTCAAAGCAGAAGAAACTTCTCCAGCAATAGTACTTGTAAGTTTTCCATAGAATGTATCTACAGTCATTTGTTCGTTAACATTTTCTTGTGGTAAACCGGGTTCCCAACTGTATTCCATTCTCATGGCTTTTATTTCCCAACCATAATGTCCCCCAAGAATGTTCATTTGTTCGCCAACATTCTGGTCTCTTTTTTGTGTAATTTGAAAATATCTACCACCTCTTCCATTAACACGATCACTTCCGTATTCGTGCATTTCAAAAACATCACCTGCTTTTGGCTCAACCGATTGATTTAAATCAGTATATATAGTAGCTCCCGACATTACTTTTAGGAAATTATTATATGCCATGTAACCAGTAGCATCATCTCCTGCATTAAATCCGAATTTACTGTGTGATAATGAAGATTCGTTTAGATTTATATACATTTTCAACAAAAAAGGACCTACATATCCACTTGTGGGTTGTTCTCCGTACAACACATCCGCAGACATTGGCGTAGTTGTATTAACCCAATAATAAACTTTTTGTCCCATGCTATTAACCATTTCTTCTGCTACATTAGAAAAAACAGAAAGATCTGGTGCTAGTCGAGTCTTATCATATAACTCGTAGCACATACTATTGTTACCAGCACCAGTGTAATAGCAAGACATAATTAAGAAATACGTTTAACTTCAAATACTCCAGTTTCAAGTTTTTGTAAAGTGAACGGACTTTTGCCTAATCTTTTTGGTTGATTTAACTCATATTGATTAAATCCAAATTCATTAATGTATTTGATAGCTTCTCCATTTGAAATTACTCCAGTTTTTCTTGTTTTATTTTTATCGTAATTAGCATCATTTGGATTGTATCTTTTTGCAACCATGTTAACTCCGGTATTTTTACCATCTCTTGGAGCACCAGTTCTAAACAAACGCGAATTTCTCATATGATGAGGATTAACTTGTTCATAAAAGTATTCTTTAAAAGATACCATAGTAATTATTTATCAAAAAAGGACGTACTCCGAAGAATACGTCCTTTTTATTTTTTAAATTTAAGTTTCTATTAACCGAAAATAGAATCACCCTTGCCGTTTGGATTATATTTAGGATTGTTTACTTTGATAGAACCACCGGGCTTGGCTTGATCAACTTTCTTGTTGAAAGGCATGTAATGTTCAGTACCGGGAGTTTGTGAGGTCCTTTCAGCCTTGCCATGAGCACTGGTCTTGTTTGCTAGTGCGCCTTGTACACGAGAATTGCTGTGCTTTTGTAGTTGTTCAGCCTTTCCCTTGGTTTCAAAGGTTTCGTACTTAGACTGAGGAGCTTCGTGCATTGTATCGTCTTCGTCGGAATTTTCTTCGTCTTCTTCGATACTTTCAGCAGCTTCGTCTCCCATGTCTTCGTCTTCACCCATATCTTCCATTCCATCTTCTTCGCCCATTCCTTCGTCTTCTGTTTCTTCTCCGCCACCAAGAATACCACCTAGTAGATCATGAAGCTTTTGTGCGGTTTCACGATCCAGAGTAAGTGTGACTTCATCGCCACCTTCTTCAGAACCAAAATCGTCGCCGCCCATTTCGCCAGCACCTTCTGAACCTTCACCAGAAGGTAAACCGAGTGCTTCTGCGTCATCTTGCATTACTTCTTCAAACAACTTTTCGAATAGAGATTTATTGCTCATATTCATATTTACTCTCGTATATAAAATTTTTTATATCAAAATTAAAATTTTTTTACTTTTTTTTTATTTTCAGTAAATATCGTTATGCCCAGAAAACCAAAAAAAGAGATATACATGAACAATCCAGCCCTACCAACAGTAGAGGCTCAATTCGAATGGACACCCGAAATGGTCGCGGAATTAAAAAAGTGTAAAGATAATATTCTACATTTCGCAGAAAACCATTTCTATATCATTTCTCTAGACGACGGTAAACAAAAAATAACACTACATCCATATCAAAAGAAAGCACTGAGGATGATTAGAGACAATCGTTTCAGCATCATGCTTTTTAGTCGCCAAACAGGTAAATCGACCCTAGCTACTATTTTCATGTTATGGATTGCTATTTTTAATGATGATCAGAAATTACTATTAGTAGCAAACAAAGAAAGTACAGCTAAAGAAATTTTTAGAAGAATACGAGTAGCATATGAAGGATTACCTAACTGGTTAAAAGCACCTGTTACATATTATGGTCTAGAATCTTTGGAATTACAAAATGGTTCTCGTATAAGTATAACAACCACAACAGGAACTGCTGGTCGTGGTAGTAGTGCGAATCTACTCTTTGTTGACGAAATGGACTTTATTGAATGCGTAGAGGGATCAACTATAATAAAATTAAAAAACAAAAAAACTGGAAATATAGAAGAAATACCTATTGAAAGTGCATATAATTTACTCCAAAATAGATAAATAACTTTGTGCACGATCTAATCCATAATTTAACCAAAAGAGAAATTATAATTTATTTTTTTATAAAATACACAAAAAATAAATTAAACAAAAATTGCAATGATCGAAAATTTTATACACGAAGAAATTACGACTTTGTTTACGACTATATACAAAATTATTATAAAAACTGCAAAGAATTAGAAAATTCATCAATAACTAGAAAATATTATCATATTTTTAATTGGAATGCTGATATAAAAGAAGAAAAATATTTTGTAAATTTTAGAGAAGGATATATAGGTGTTTCGAAAAGAATAAAAAATAACAAGATTAATTATAAAAATGTAATGAATATGAGAATACCATATTCATATTCAGAAGAAAAAGTTGTACAAATATTAAAAGATGATAAAAATGGGAAAGATAAAATAAAAAATATGAATAATTTTAGTAGATTTAAAGATAAAATATTATTACACTCCATTTATAAATATACCGAAAATTTCAAGAAAATAAATCTTAATTGTAGAATATCTATTTTACTAAATGATATAAAAAAAGAGGATATGTTATGTCCTATATGCAAAGAAGAAAGAAGTACCGACTATAATAATTTATATATTTCGTGTGGGCGGAAAATATGTATCAAAAAAATACATTCGGAAAAATCAAAAAAAATAGGAACATCAATGATGCAAACAGAAATTGCGAAACAAAATAGAAAAAAAGCTTTAATTGGTAGAAAATTCACAGAAGAACAGAAAAGAAAAATAGGATTATCAAATTCTAAATTATGGACTCCTGAATATAGAGAAAAATTTATATTGATGAAAAAAGAAAAGAATTTATCTCAAAGACAATCAGAGACAATGAAGAGAAAAATTTTGGCTGGCGAATTCACACCAAAAACCGAAAACCGAAAAAGATCCAAAAGATTAAAATCTGATATTACTGGAATAACATATAGAAGTAATTGGGAGTTAATATTTCATGAGAAGAATCCTCATTTAAAATACGAAAATATAAGAATTGAGTATATAGAAGACGGAAAAAGTAGAATATACATTACTGATTTTTCTGATATGAATAAAAAAATAATTTATGAAATAAAGCCTACTTCTGAATTAAATAATAAAAATTTCTTAAATAAGAAGGTTTATACAGAAAAGTGGTGTAGTGAAAACGGCTTTACTTATGAAGTAATAACAGAAAAGGATTATGATTTTTATGGAAGACGACAAAACAAATTATAATGATTGGGAAATTCTTACTGATAATGGGTGGAAATCTTTCAAAGGAATTATTAAAAAAGAAAAAACAGATTCAATTAAATTAAAATTTAATGACGGAACGGAATTAATATGCAGCGAAGATCATGAATTATTATTAAAATCTGGAAATTTCGTAAAAGCGAAAAAATCTAGATACAAACACATAGTTTCAGACAAAGGACATAAACGAGTAATATCAGTTAAAAAACACAAAAAAGTTGATACATATGATGTTACTGATGTTGACGGAAGTAGGTATTATACAAATGGAGTAATATCTCATAATTGTAATATGCTTTCAGAATTCTGGTCTTCTGTTTATCCAATTATTTCGTCTTCTAAGAAATCTAAAATTATAGTAGCTTCCACCCCAAAAGATACTTCGGGATTATTATACAAACTCTACGATGGTTCGGTGAAAGGAACAAATAACTGGGCTAATATGAAAGTTTTGTGGAATGATGTGCCCGGTAGAGATGAAAAATGGAAAAACGAAACAATGTCAGCATTGGGCGATCCAACTATTTTTTCGAGAGAATTTGAATGTGTGGATGGAGAAACTCTCGTAACCATATTAAATAATAATGATGAGCAACAACAAATCACAATCAGAGAACTATACGAAATCATCCAAAAATAAAAATTATTCTAGAGGTGAACATCATTACACACAAGATAAAGAAAGATTAAAAATAGCAAAAGAAAAGTATAGAATCACCAGAGAAAAAAATAGAGAAAAATTGAAGCCTATCTTTAGATTGAATAAATTAAAAAATGATAAAGCTCTTAAAGAAAAAATTGAAAAATCAGAAATTTTATCCAAAGTCGAGACTTTTAATCTTTTAAAAGATGACCAATATAAAAAATATATGGGAAAATCTGGAAATTTAAAAATGAGTTCCGTAAATCCATCATTATATAAAAGTGTTTTGTATCATACTAATGAATATGAAAAATTTTGTGCAGGAAAGACATATTTTAGTTGTAGATTACAAATAATTGGAATATTTAATTATAATATAGATCGAGATTATTTCTGCAAATGCGGACAAAGGTTAAATTACGAAAAGTCTAAACAAATTTTTACTTATAGGGGATTTTGTAGAAAGTGTTTAATATTTCCAAATTCCAAAGAGTGGTTTAGATACAAATATCAAGATAAATGGGAAGAAGAATATAAAAATTATTTCAACAGAGAAGATATTAAATATAAAAATAGATTAAGAGCAAGAAAGGCAATAGAAAATAAAATAAATCGAGGAGTCCATGGCTTTATAAATAAAGGAATTAATGAGGATAAAATATTAAACTTCTTCGAAACTACTTTAAATATAAAAATTGATAGAGATTATCATGTTTTGGGATATCACCCAGACGGATATTGTCATGAGACAAATACTATATATGAAGTATATGAAAAGTATCATTTATACAAAGATAAAATGATATACGACATCAGAAGGCAGAAAGAAATAACAGATCATTTAAAATGTAATTTTGTAATTATATATGATGATAGAAGCCAAGATGATATTTCAAAATTAAAAATAAAAAAATATGAAATTAAATAAAAATGGTATAAAAGTTCTAACTCCTTCTGGATTCAAAAAATTTGATGGTATTCAAAAATTAAAAAAAGAATGCTTAGAATTAGTTTTTAAAACTACATCATTAAAATGTAGCACAAATCACAAAATTTTGACAAAAAGTGGGGATTTCAAATTTTCAAATGAATTAATTGTCGGAGAATTCATAAAAACAT